CAGGAGGTGCTGCGATGAATGCTATGATAAAGCATGTAGTAGCAGCTAATAGGCAAGGAATCATCAAGACACCGAACCAACCAACATAGATGCGGTTGTTAGTACTTGTAACCCACTCGCAGAACTCGGACCATCCAGTAAGGAGTCCTTGTTCCCTTTTTTGAAGAGTTGTCATAATAGGACAATTTAAAAAGTAGGGCTTCAAAGGGTAGAAGCAATACGATATTTCCACTAATCCCTTCACTAGTGGATATGAGAGATGTAACCCCCTTGATCTCGGTTAGAGGGAATATATGTGAGCAAATGCCCACGAATTTATTTAGTATAACAAAATGTTAAGTGCCTGTCAACTAATGGGGTCAGTTATTTAATTGGATACCTAGATGTATAGTGTGATACTTCTTAATAATTACTTTACTTTACAACTTGCTAAATACAAATAAGAAATTGTCGGTAATTATTAATGAAGAAATTCTTACCTTTAGTAATGTTATTGATGACAGGTGCTTTAGTAGCACCCGCTCGTGCTGATCTGACCCACCGAATAAGTTCATCGACTCAGTTATCAGTTAACGGCGCTTATACAGATGCAAGCCGTATAGGATCAACCTATACAGTCTCTGGATCTAATATTAAAGTAACAGATGCTGGTCACTTTGGAAAGATGACTGCTGCTACTGCAACTGCTGCAGCTGCACAAGATATTGGTGAATACGATATCAACACAGCTGGTTCGGCTTTCAGCTTTAGCGAATCCTGGACTCAAGGAGACGCTGTAAATACTATCGGTAGTGGTGTTGACGTGACTGCGGGTGTCGTAGCTGACATGCCAGCATACGGCAACGTTTTATCGATGTCTGGCGGCGTTGCTGGAACCCTAGCTGGGACCATTACCTCTGCTGGTGTGACAACTTTAACCGCTGGCGGCGCAGGTACAACCGCTACGGGACAATTCGTTACTGAAATAGTAATAGACTAGTCATGAAACGTATACTAACAGTATTACTACTGCTTAGTGGTGCAGGTGCTGCAAGAGCAGTGCCTGTAGTACCCAATTTTACCCAGGGCTCAATGACTAGCCATACTGAAACAACGTCTACCGTTACAGAGACGATTAACAGTATGGACTATAACACAGGCTGGCAGTATGCAGTTACTGGTACCAACGTAGAATCCGATGGAACCTTAGTCCCAACAGGTGTAGGATCAGTTAACACAACACAAGTAACATTAGACGGAGTGACTTCGACATGGAACGGATTGAATCTAACAGACAGACCAGAATTCTCAATAGTAACACCAGGAGCAGCCTTCCAATTCACGGAAACTTATATGGGACCTGGGCTAGCAAACCACACCGTCATACAAAGAACGACAACTATAAACAGCGTAACCGATACCACAAGTACCTTCACACAATAACGGCAACTGTTGTAAGTGCTATAACATGTTCACCAGTTATGGCAGCAGACGTTGGTGGTGTATCTGCTACTGCTAATCCTATCGCCAATAGTTCTGGCTCAGTAACTAACCAGGCGATACAAGTTTTACAAGGTCCGTACATAACGAATACTTATGGTAGTGGTATACAATGCCAAGGTGCTACCATGAACCTTACACCATATGTGACTGGAGGTATGGCATTTAAGCGACCCTATGAAGCATACTATGACGATCCAGTGTATGACGTTCATGATGCTGATGATGATGGACAGATAGACAATCCAGGAAATATTTTATATTATATGCCCACAAGAACTAATCAGTCAGATAGTTATAATTTATCAGTAGGTGTCTCTGCTACATGGTCACGTCCATTAGATAAGAAACTACAACAACAATGTAAGGAAGCAGCACAGGCAAGTATCAATCAAATGGTTCAGTTGACTGCTAATAAGAGACTGGATTTTGAATTAGCAAGACTTAAGAACTGTGGTGAACTTATGAAGGCTGGAGTAATGTTCCATCCTAAGTCACCTTATGCTGCTGTATGTGCTGATGTTGTATTGGTTCAACCTGCTGGTGTGGTAGTTCCTCATATGCATAACCTTAAACCTAACACACCTAATGAAGAAACTAAAGTAGAAACATCTAAAGTCAAAGTTGAAGCAACTGGTGGTGCAAATGACTTGGGAACATTCTCTATTGGTAACGTTAAAGACTAATGGGTTTTAATAGAATTGGTAATATTAATACCAACAATACAAATATTAATCCCATACAAAATACTGGGGTATATCCAATAGGTAATAGAAATATTTGGAATGTTCAAGTTGCTGATACCTATACAAATAATATTCCAAATGTATATGTCCCATCTTGGATGGTTACGCAACCTAATGTTGATTACTTACTTCCACCTGTAGTAGTTAATGTTGGTAATCCTATTGTAGATATACCAGGTTGTGTAAAAGCACACAAGGATAACAAAAAACATAAGACTGGTATTCCAATCGATAAAGATTTGGTTAAGAATGATTCCAAAAATGCAATGACACTTTGCCCTGATGGATCATACCCTGCATATTCTGCAATGAATTATGAACCAGACCAGTTGTTGATGACATATGAATCTAAGGCACCTCCTGTTGCTCCACCACCTGAACCTGATCTTAATACACCAGACACACCAAGTATACCTAAGACAGATGGACCAGTTGATTGTCCAGGTCCAACTCAACCAAGAGTAGGTGACTTATCCCAGAGTGGAGATGAAAAAGTAATTGGTCACGAACTGAATGAAGATAAAACTGTTTGTATAGTATTATATGAACCAACTAATGTAGTAGAGAAATTTCTACCTCCCGCAAATATTGTAACGACCACTGCAAGTATTGCTGCTGTTGCTACTGCCTCTGCATTGTTTGCAAAGCCTTTAGCAGATTTACTTTTGAAAGTAGTGAAACCTGCTATTAAAAAAGTAATGACAAAGGTTCAAACCATGTTAGGAAAAACTCCTTATCGACTGACTCAAGATGAAATAAAAACTAATGAGTATCGAGTGAAGAAAGGTTTACTTGAGATCCCTTTTGCAAAAAATCATGCAAAGAGAATGAAGGGTGAGAAGAAAAAGAAATAATTAACGAATATTATCGTAGAAATACATAGACCAAACCTTATTCACTATATCTCCCACACCATCTTTAAATCTTTTTATGGGATTAAATATATGTCCCAATACAATATCAAATGTTTGTTTTGCTGAACGTTGAGTTATAACATCCTTTGCTGGATCAACACTAAAAGGTAACTGGTCAGCATACTTTGAATTTACTCTTGCATTATAAAACTCTTCATAGGGCATATCTATTGGTGGAATATTCCCACAAGCATATATCACAGCTGGACTTGGTGGATAACCTTCTATAAGATTTCCTACCGTAGCATCATCACACCAGATGTGCCAAACAAATAACATATCACCATACCTCTGTTCCGCAATCATTCTTGGAACATCTTTCTCCTCTTGCACTTCTTCCCATTGATTATAGATGCCAGTAGCACCATTCCATATAACCAAGGGTAAAGCAAGAGCAATAGTTATATCAGTCCACTTCTTTTTAATTCCCTTTAACATTACTTAGGAAGTTCTTGTCTATAATCTTTTGGGTTTGTAGTTCTAACAACACCACCTGTTGATTTAGGTAGCATATCTGCCAAGGCACTACGAACTTCTTCTCTTACTATGAGTTGAAGTTCTGTTTGTCGTGCCTTTATTCTTTTCTCTGGACCACCAGTAGCAGTATCAAGAGCAACATTACCACCCATGATAGATCCAGTGCCGACAACTGCGGCTGCTGTTCCATAAGTAGCAACTTTTTGTATGTCCATGTTTACCTCCTATGGTATCATAATACCATGTTGTATAAGTGCTGCTTTAATTTTAGCAATTTCTTCAGTATGATTCTTTAGAGTGGGATCGCTAAAGAGTTCTCCAATAGACTCTTTATTATCAGATACAGATTTTTCAAGACGTGCAAGTGCTGGAAACACATCATTCATCTGAGCTTCTGCTACTTCCTTTTCTGTTGGTTCCATTTTAATATTCCTCAGTTGGTATAGACCAGTCAGCGTATACACGTCTGCCTGTTTTTCCATGTATGTCTATGTATGTTTGATCATTACTCGACCAGTGTCCCAAACGAACGCCTAATCTCACGTAAGCTCTCAAAATTTTTCGATTTAGTTCCCCCATCATACGCCCAAGCATAACCCTCTGTAATCATTTGTTCGTTGAGTGACAACTCGGCGTCCCCGATGTAACACCACCCCAGTAACCGTCCGTACTTCCCAGTGCCGCCCACAAGCTCAGTACGGATAACGAGATCATCGTCCCCACTAATAGCTCCTTCCAATTTTTCTTTAAGCCAGTTGGTAGCATGTATTCCTAACTCCTTTTCTTCAAGATCTCTTGTTCTTTTTTCTGGAGTATCGACTCCTGCAATTCTAACTCTTTCTTTTTTATAGAGGTCAAAGCCGAGGTCAATAGTAACATCAATTGTGTCCCCATCTAAAACTTTGTCTATCTTTGTCACTCGGAAGTTGTAGCAACTCTTCCTGTTTGGTGGGGTCATCGCTCCCATAATCGATCTCCATATCTTCTAAAGCACTATTTAGCATCTCGTCTATTGAAGTTCTATTCTTTCTTGCTTCCTCTTCTCTTATTGCCTCAATCATTTCACCTGCAGTAGGCCATGTAGGAAAGTCATGTCCCATATGCGCTTCTGCTTTTGGTGCAAAATATCCAGCACCAATAAAGGTACAAGCTATAACTCCTAAAAAACTAACAGACGCAACTACTTTCTCATTCGCACGAACTCTAAGAGTTAGCTCCTTCGTATGGACCATCATGTGATCCACCTTCGCTTCCAAGACTGCTATCTTGGTCTCCATGCTTTGTTCCGTCATTTGGATACCAAGTATCATACATGAATATGTAGTAAAGTGCAACCCCTACAGCAACAAGAAGGATAGCAATCATTATGTTAACTGAATGAACTACTTGACTCATGATACTTTACCACCCCATTCAGAATTAGGATCCAGTCTCTCCATATAATTAAACCCACTACCTTCAGGGTAAATATATTTTCCATTCTCATCAAATTGAGGACCAACTTTCTTTGCAGGGTATGTGGGATAAGGTCTTAACCCTGCTCTCATCTCTCTACCCTTTCTCTTCCTTTCTTCATTACCAGTCTCATGATCTTCAGGCATAGTAGGCCAAGAAGTTCCTAAGATCTCCTTGAGCATCTCTCTAGTGTAACCATTAGGATGACTCATAAACCTCTCCTATCTCCCAACAATCAATACCTTCATCTCTAATTATATTCATAGTAAGTTCTAAACGATTGGCAGGAACTACTACACAATATCCTATACCTAAATTGAATACTCGTTTCATTTCATCCTCATCCATATTACCTTCAAGTTGAATCTTTTTAAAGATTTCTGGTAGTGGCCATGCATTATAATCTACATGTGCTTTCAATCCTTTAGGTAAACAACGTGGTAAGTTCTCTGGAATACCACCACCTGTAATATGTGCCATACCATATACCTCATCAATCTCTTCCAGTAACCTCTTAACTACAGGAACATAGATTGTAGTAGGTGTAAGTAACTCAGGATGAGTAGCATAATTTAACTTAAGTCTACGTGCTAAGTAATTAACAATACTATACCCATTACTATGAAGACCACTGCTTGCTAAACCAATAACTCTATCACTTGGTTTAATAGCAGACCCATCTATAATATCTTTCTTCTCTACTATACCAGTGCAAAATCCAGCAAGATCAATTTTATTTTGATACATTGGATGTTCAGCAGTTTCTCCACCCAAGAGATCCATTGCTGCTATCTCACATCCTTTAAGAATGCCAACCATAATATCAGCAACATTCCCATCTAACTTCTTAGTAGAAATATAATCTAAGAAGTATAGTGGTTTAGCACCACATGTAATTATATCATTCACACACATGGCAACAAGATCTATACCAATAGTTGTATAGTCATTAGCAGCTTGTGCAATATCAATCTTAGTTCCTACTCCATCAGTTCCAGATACTAAAATAGGTTCCTCGTATCCTACGGGAACCTTAAACATACCACCAAACCCACCAAGTTTAGGAACTTTGTTTTTAAGTTCTTCAACGAACTTATTGCCAGCATCTATATCAACACCAGCAGTTTTGTAATCTAATACAATACCTTCCTTCTTAAAGTCAAGAGGTTCAAAATCTGCCATAGTTTATTACACTTTGATTATATTATATCAAATGTATGCTTCTGCTGCAAGTCTTGCTGCTAATGACAGGGACACTCCCATGATGGTGAGTCTACTCATCCACCACATTATTTCATGTTTCATGATTAATGTCCCATTGGTATACCTGCTGCCATAAAATTAGAGATATTTTGAACCTCTTCATTTACGCAGTAGTCAATAAAAGAAGGATGCTCCCTTAGTGCAGGAACATCCTCTTTGGAATTTTGTATTGCATCATAGGCAGTCACTGCATACTCGCAGATCTCATACTTATGTTGTTGTGTGTCGTGATATCCGACTGTGTAATGCTGTTGCTTAGTCAGGGGCATGATCTTTTCAATCCCATACTAACCATATTTATAGCACATCTAGTAAAAATTACCTATTTGAGTGTGGACTCCAACACTCTGTTAGAGAACCTGGATAACTGCTACCACATCTGGTATCTCCATCATTAGTTTCTTTTCAATACCTTGCTTTAAAGTCATGGTGCTCATAGCACATGACTCACACGCACCACCCAATCTTACTTTGACGTATCCAGTTTCCTCTTCTATTTCTACAAGTTGAAGAGATCCACCATCAGCCTCTATGTAAGGAAGAAGTTCTTCTAGAACTGTAATTACATTTTCTTCTGTTAATTCCATTAAAGAAGAATCGCACCTATAACAAACCCTTTAGCAAATGCAATACAAGTTACTTGATAGTCAGTCCATCCAAACTTGTCTTGACATTTTTTAATAAATGCTTTATCCCATTCTTTTACATGGTATAAAGCATGTGCAACAGGATTCATCTTCTCGTGATCGTTACAAGACATAGTTATTTTTTACAGCATTTTGATTTGGCAAGTGCTGCAGCAAGTATTACTACTATTGCTGCTATACCAATACCAGTTCCCCAACCAATACCTTCTGATTTTGGTTCTGGAAGTGGTAGTGCTTGTTGTACTTCTATTACCTCTTTAGGTATAGGAAGATCTTTAATAATACTTTCCATGTTTAAAGTTTGTAAGGTTCTTTGTTATCAGTATCTGAAACACCTATTATCTTAAGAGGTGCTTGCTCAATACGAATAGTTTGAGTAGGACCAGCTTTCGCTATGATCGCCTCAATATCTTTTGCAGTAACAGGAGGTGCTCCACCATTACCATTACCGTTTCCATTACCATTCATCTTCATAGTACCATCACCTTTCTTAGATGCAGTTTGAATTCCGAAGCTAGCTAAAACTCCTGTAAAAACTGAAGCTATAAAAGTTGGATCTATTTTTTGTTGTGGTACAC